TCAAGATCATAAGTCAGAATTGCCTGAAGTTCATGCTCTTCTAAACTGGATTAAACTAGAACATTATAAGCATGAAAATTAATCTCTGGTACTGTAATGAAATGAAGCAGTGGCGTTGGACCTTAACAGAGGATCATCGTCCAATCATCAGGCAAGAGTCTGGACAGAGAGAAAATCTACGAGATGCTATGAATGATGTAGCAAATACTGTAGAATATATGTTAGACAAGTTCTAATTTTTTGGGCGATTAACTCAGCGGTAGAGTGCCTCCTTTACACGGAGTAGGTCGGCGGTTCGAATCCGTCATCGCCCACTTTTATAAATACCTAAAAAGTCTGGTATAATGGAAAGACTGTTTAAACTTCTGAGCGACGTTCAGGCGAATTTATTTTTGCTGTTTCATAAAACTTGGGTCTATCACTGGAATGTGGTAGGGCCTGACTTTCATCAGTTTCACACTTTGTTTGGTGAACAGTATGAAGGAATCTTTGATGAGATTGATCGTCTCTCAGAGCATATGAGATATCTTAACATTAGACCTGTGGGAACTCTAACTCGTATTGTTGAAGTTTCCACAATCGGAGAAGGAACTAATATCGTTTCTGTTGATGAAATGGGTCAAAAAACGGTTACTATTGGAAAACCACTTTCCAAAGGAACTGAAATGATCAAACAACTTTTAAATGATAATCAAATTTTAATCGAACTACTGGCAGAAGCATCTGAGGAAGCAGATGCACAAAGAAGCCTTGCAACTGCAAATTTGATGCAAGACCTAATGGAATCGCACGGTAAATTTGTTTGGATGTTAAGGTCCTTTACCGAAAAGGCAGTTCCTCAGGTAGAAGAAGTTGATATTCCAGTAGAACAACCTCTAGAAGTACCTCAAGAAGAAATCCCACAAGAATAATTTTATTATTACGGTAATGGAAAATGGTAATTGTACGATGTAAAGTATGTGGGGTTGAGATAGTCAGCCACCCCGCAAAAACAAAATCCTGTGGTTGTTCTAATATGACCACAGTAAAAGGAGATACTATTACAGCAATAGATCTATCAGATGTTATAATGATAGATTCTGATAAGCATAAAAAAACAGACTCTCTTTTTACAAAAGAAGATCTTGCTTATCAAGAATCGCGTAGAACTAGAAAGGTAAGAAAATTAGACTTCGAAGTTAGATAGGATTTAAATATAAAGTTTCATCGAATATTGCATATTCACATCCATATTCATCTAATTCACCAAATCCAAATTTAGAGTTAACTAAAGATCTTTTTCTAGTTAAGTTAAAGTTGTCTTTTGTATCTAATGAAGTATACAACTGATTTCCCCAAGGCTTACTAACCAAAATTTGATAAGGATCTACTTTAGAAAAGTATGACTTTGTTTCCCTAACATTTTTAAATTCTCTAATAATTCTATAGAGAATTTTTTTATGTTGATTGGGAGTTAACAGTTGTGGATTTCTATCCCACATAATTCGCCAACCAATTTCACTGATTCTTCCTGATCCAAAATTTATTTTTTTTAAGATGTACTTGTATTTTTTTATAAGTTCATTTTGAGATAAATTTTTTTTATCTTTTAAAAATTCTTCATAGAGATAACTCTTTTTATTTGGATAGTGAATAACAAAAAACTCAATATAATTTATTGAGTTGGGAAAGCATTCTTTTGCAATTTTTGTAGATTCTCTCTTGGGTTTTAGAGATGGTGAAGATCTGTCTCTATAACCTAGTTTATAGAGTAATACTTCGAACTCTTTTCTTGTTTTAGATACTTTTATAATACTCATAATGGGCGTAATTTTAGGTCTTGATCATATCTTGCATAGCAAAAACCGTCTGATCTTAGATCACCAAAACCAAGTCTTTTGTTCCATAATGCTCTTTGCTTTGTTCCTTCATCCATAGATTCATTACTAAACCCTTTGTTAATTTTTGGACCATATGGATTGGAAACTAACATATCACCTTCTCTTGGTTCGAATTTTACAAATCCATTTGTGAACCATTGCTTTACATCTTTAACAAAATATCCAAATATTGCCCTTCTTTCTTCTAATGTAAATTCAGTTGGATCGTTTGTATAGACAACTTTCCAATATACTTCTCCAATTCTGGTCTTTTCACTAAAATGAACATTTTCAGCAAGTGCTGAAATACGCTCTTTGAGATTTGGTTCGTGATAACTTTGATAAAACTCAGTATATAGATATGATTTTTTATTATAGTATGGTACTATAGTGTTATAAAAACCCATAGCTTTACCACTAGGTAAGACATAGTTAATTTGTTTGGTTACTTTTTCCTCAAAATAAATAGGAGATCTATCTTTATATCCAAGTTCTCTTAAAAGTTTTTCAAACTCAAGTCTTTTTGATGATGGTTTTATAAGCACTTGACTAAAATAAATTTATATGATATATTATAGCATAACCTGGAAAGGTGGCCGAGTGGTTTAAGGCAGCAGTCTTGAAAACTGCCGATGTGAAAGCATCCGTTGGTTCGAATCCTACCCTTTCCGTTTTAAATTTAATAATGTTTTAATGTATATTTGTGTATCAACACAATACCTTGACACTGAAAAAATAAAAATTATTATATACTAGTATACCTACATAAAACCTTATGGATCAGCACACCTATGACAATTGGGTGAAGATCAAGGAGACTTTTGAACAGTCTGGAAATACGGACAATATGTTTTATAAGAGATCAGTTGAAATAATCAAAACCCGAAGAGATCCTCTTGCAAAATTTCTTGGTGATGAGAAATGATGGAACCTTATGACAATGATTATGCTACTCATATAGAAGTTCAGGAGATGATTGATGATGCAATACGAAAGCACAACCGCAATGCTTCCATTATTTCTATGTGTGTTGGTTGGGTTGTTTTGTCTCTTTTTGCTGAAGGTCTCCTTCGACTCATTGGAGTAATTCCACCACTACTACCATGGCTCAACATTACCCTGAAATAATTGGTATTGTTTTCCTGTTAGTATTTGCCGCCACGATGTTTTATCAAGGCACCTGTATTATGAAAGGTCAAAGAGGATATTCTCTCCGAGACTATATGAAACAGGAAAGTACAAATATGCGTCAAAGAATAGAAGAGTTACTAAAGGACAAATGATCTCTCTTACAGAAGAAGATTTAAAAGAACTCCAAAGAAGAGTTTTACAACAAAAAATAGACGAACTATTTGAGGAACCATCTACTTATGAGGACGAAGATGATGAATACTAATTTAGTTTTCAGCGCAATAACGATTTTGGGTACCATTGGGTGTTTTGTTGTGTGGGGACTTAATAACGCATATCCACAATAGGAAATGATATGGAACGATTTAAAGATTTTTCAGAGTATGAACTGAAACTATTAGCAGATGCTGTTTGGATGAGACAGAGATGTTTTATCGCAGGAGACAGAAGGTTTAAAGAATATGGAGTTATTTTGGATGAAATTCGTGAAAAAATAGAATACATTCCAGGAGTATTTGCATAATGTTATTAGGAAAACTATTGTTATTTGCTTCAGTCCCATTTGTTTTAGCAACACTCTATTTCGGAACAAGAGGAGGGTATTATGACTCCAAAGACTATAAGGGAAATGGAACAGCACACTAGACAGAGATATCACTTTGCCGCATCAGCATTCGTAAGAATGTGGGGACGCAGTTCATTACACGATCATCGCATCGTTGATTTTTGTGTTGAGTGGGCATATAGAGAAGAAGATGCCCCATTAGACAGTCGTGTTGTTGATCAATATTTTTATTATGAATTTAAAACTTGGAGAGGATACTGATGGGACACTTTGCACGATGGGTATTAGAAACCCAGATCACATTAGGGATTCTATGTTATGTGTTGATTTTTGTGCCTATTCTGGGCATCTGGGCGATTCATAAATACGATTGGCAGCACTGGGCTCCATTTGACAGGGGGCACAGGAAGTAGTATAATACTTCTGTTGGGAGGTAAGACCACTCAACGCAACGGGGTGTAGCGCAGTTTGGTAGCGCATCCGCTTTGGGAGCGGGAGGTCGTAGGTTCGAATCCTATCACCCCGATTGCCAGTTTCTTTACTGGCACACTTGACACAAAACCAACCAAACCTTATAATACTAAGGTAAACAACGCAAAACAATGTCTCTGATTCAAAAGTTCAAAAAGGATGTTAGCACTCTTCGATCTGCTGCTAACGGGGAATTCTACCTTGACGTAAAGAGTCCGAAACTTTATAAAAAGGTCCGCCGCTATTATGCAAATGAGGGCGTCGTGTTTTCGGGTGACCCCCTTGACGATTATGAAATGCTTATGGATTACATCGCTCAAGATCTTGAGACCATTGAGGTTGTATGAGTAAAGTTCTGCTTGAGCGTGAAGGATACCGTTTCGTTGATGCAGGTGTCCTTGAGATAAACGGTAAACCCGATTATCGTATGCAAAAACAAAACGAATACACAAAACGTTGGAATGACATTTATCTTTTTGATAATGTGTTACAATGCTCTACTGCAATGGAGGATATTGAGTATGCGAAATGGTTAGATCCAGATCGCGTTCCTTGTTATGTAAGAGACAGTGAAGAGTTTTGGGATCAATAGTCACGGATGGACTATAACAGCACTGGTCGGGAGCAAACCCCTTATGTCTAAAACAAGTATCCTGAGATACATTGGGAACTTTCTTCTCTTACTTGGTTATCAAATCATGTTATGGGGAGATTTTAAAAACGGTTTGATTATTAAGTTTATCGGGGGTTTACTCGGTATTCCTTTTGCTATCAAACTTAAACTTTGGGATGTATTATTTCTAATTGCATTCTTTGGTATTACCGAGATATCAAAGTTAACCCAACTTTTCTTGGTTTCATAAAACCAAGTGGTGGAGTCAAGTATGACCCTATTATGAGTTTCTTGCTTCTCTCAAGAGCAAGTGGTGCGGATGGGACTCTCTCCCGCCTGGTTTCCAATTTCCAGACAAAGAATTGGTGGCGTGCATGAAAGACCTGATGGGAGAGTTGCATAAACTCTCCTTTTTTAGTATAATAATAAAAAAACTATATTCATATGAAAATCGGTTTTAATTGTAGCTGCTTTGATCTTTTTCATGCAGGGCACGTTACAATGCTCAAAATGGAAAAAGAAATGTGCGACTACTTAAAGGTAGCACTTCAGGTTGATCCAACAATTGATCGACCTAGTTTAAAAAATAAACCAGTACAATCTATCTACGAGAGATATGCTCAGGTTCAGGCGTGTAAATATGTGGATGAGATTCTTGTCTATGATACAGAAGCAGATCTTTTAAATTTAATCAAGACTCAAACCTTTCATATTCGATTCTTGAGTGAGGAATATAAGGACATTGATTTTACGGGAAAGCAATACTGTATTGATAATGATATTGAGATTTACTATCATCTGAGAAGGCATCAGTTTTCTACCACTGAACTTAGAAATCGTGTTTATGAACTTGAGAAGGCAAAAAGAGAAGAAAAAGATATTAAAGATATTTTACAGTATTCCCCAGAACTCTTAGAGAAATACGGACAAAAATGACTATCTTAGTTACAGGTGGAGCAGGATTTATTGGAAGTAATTTTCTTCATCAGTTAGTTAAAGAAACTGATGAGGAAATTATTTGTATTGATAAACTGACTTATGCCGCAGATTGGAATAACATTCCAGATCCAGTTAAGTTCTATACACTTGATATTGCTTCTGAAGGGGGTTGTCAATATGTCTTTGATACTCATGAGATTAAAACAGTTTTTCACTTTGCTGCAGAAAGTCACGTTGATAACTCAATTAAAGGTTGTTCAGAATTCATTCACACTAACATTTCTGGAACAGTTAATCTTCTAAACCTTGCGATCAAAAATGACGTTGAGAAGTTCATTCATATCTCAACTGATGAGGTTTATGGATCGATTGATGAAGGATCATTTACTGAAACAAGTTTGTATTCGCCACGCAATCCTTACTCTGCATCTAAGGCAGCGAGTGATCATTTTGTAATGGCATATCATCACACTTATGGGTTGCCAGTCAACATCACAAATTGTTCTAACAACTATGGTCCTCGTCAGTACACTGAGAAACTGATTCCAAAAGCAGTAACCAATATTCTGAGTGGTGAAAAGGTTCCTGTATATGGCGATGGATCTCAAGTTCGGGATTGGATTTATGTTTTGGATCACTGTCACGCTTTAGTAAAAGTGTGGAAGAATGGAATCAATGGTGAGAAATATAATATTGGTGGACTATGTGAGGTTCGAAATATTGATCTTGTTAAAAAAATCCTTACTATTATGGGTAAGGATGAATCTATGATAGAATATGTTGACGATAGACCAGGACATGATCGTCGATATTCCACGAGTATTGATAAGGCGAAAAATGAATTGTTCTGGTATCCATTGTACACATTAGATTACGGTCTCCAAAAAACGATTGAGTGGTATGAAAGCAGTAGAAACTAAACTTCAGGGTGCTTGGGTCTTTGAGATTAATAAATTCAATGATGATCGGGGATACTTTTCAGTACCTTTTAATCTAAAAAAGTTTCGTGAAGTTACTGACTTTCACGCTGACTTTTATCAAGATAATCTTTCCTGCTCAAAGAAAAATGTTCTGAGAGGATTGCATTATCAGATCAAGAAACCACAAGGTAAACTGGTGCGAATCGTAAGAGGATCTGCTCAGGATGTGATTGTTGATCTTCGACAATCTTCCAAAACCTTTGGGCAACACTTTTCGATTACTTTGACTGATAAGAATAATCTTTCACTTTGGACTCCTCCAGGTTTTGCTCATGGTTTCCTTGCTTTAGAAGATGATACTCAGTTCTTCTATAAGGTTACGAATGAGTATAGTCCTGAGAACGAAAGAACTCTGTTGTGGAATGATCCTGAACTGGGAATCGAGTGGAAGATTGATGGAGAACCTCTTCTTTCCCCAAAAGATGCTGAAGGAAAACCTCTAAAGACCTGTGACAAATATGCCTGATAAAATTTCTGTCTATGGTGGAACGGGATTTGTTGGAAGTGTTTTTTCTCGCCTCTACGCTGATGAAGTGATTGTGATTCCTCGTGAAGAACGCAAACCACAGTCGGAGAATATTGTTTATTTTCTGAGCACAACCAGCAATTACAATGTTTTTGAGAACTTACACTTAGATATTAATACAAATCTAAATGTATTGATGGATGTTCTAGAGCATTGTAAAAATACAAATACAGTGTTTAATTATATCAGCACTGGATTTGTCTATGGTAATGATATTCTAAACTCCAAAGAAACTGATCCTTGCGATCCAAAAGGATTTTATTCGATTACTAAAAGAGCGGCAGAACAACTGTTGATTTCTTTTTGTGAAACCTTTGATGTTAAGTATCGCATTATTCGTAGTGCCAGTATTTACGGTCACGATAAGACTCAATCAAGTACGAAAAATGTTCTTGGGCATATGGTCAATCTTCTTAGGGAAGATAAAGATATTTCTCTATATGATGGTGGAGAATACTATCGTGATTATATGCACGTTGATGATGTATCTAGAGCAATCAAAACTGTAATTGAAAGGGGCGAACTAAATTCAATTTATAATATTGGAGCAGGACAACCTTGTCTTTATAAGGAAGTAATTCTTTTTGCTAAACAGATGCTTATGAGTAGGAGTAAGATTATCTCTGTGGAGACTCCTGATTTTTATCGCAGAGTGCAAGCAAGAAATTTTACTCTAAATGTTAATAAATTGCATTTATTGGGATTCCAAGTATCAATACCATTAGAAGATGGATTGGACTACTTGTGTTTTAATCATCTTCCTGATATAATGTAAAAAAGTATCTTTTTTTATGAAACATTTAGCACTTGGATTCTGTTCCTTGCGCCCAGTCCAATTAACTGAAGAAGTCAATGATGCTAGAGAAGAAGAGTATTTGATTTGCCTTCGCCAATTAAAGCGAGTTCTTCCCAAATCATTTGATCTTTTGATCTGTGAGAATACAGTTAATGATCCTGAAGAGATTCGAAATGAGGATCTTCGTGAACTTCTTTCAGAATCGGAGATGTGTGTGACGGGGAGTGAAGGAAACATCGGCACCAAAAATAAAGGAATGGGCGAGTTGCTGATGCTTAAAACTGCCCTTGAGGAAACCGACCTAGATAATTATAAGAATATTTCTTACATCACGGCAAGACGCTTCTTTACTTGCCCATACGTTTTTGAGAGAACAGAAAGACTAGAGAAACAAGCACTTCTATCAAATCCAGACTTTGCCTTTCTGAATGGTAAGTTTGTAGAGAGTCATAAACAAGGACTTTATAATGATATGTTTTTTTCGATGAACGCTTCTGTTATGCTAGATTATGCTAACTACGCTATTAAGCATATGGGAGTAGATCTTTCCCAACATCTTGGGTCTGAACAAATTCTTTACAATTTTGTAAAGCAAAATAAAATTGAGTATGAATGGTTAGAGTGGTTGGGTATGGTTAGAAATGATTGGGAAAGAAACCAAAAAGTTCTTGATGTTAACAATTTTCACGTTTGTTGAGTAGGAGAAAAAAATGAAAATTCGTGATACGATGCTTCCCGTTCTTCGTCCTGTAGGTGGTGAAGAAGAACTTAATTCACTGAGAGAATCAATCGAAAGTGGTTGGTGGGGTAAAGGACCTAAAGTAGCAGAATTTGAGAAGAAGTTTGCTGAACTTGTTGGTGCTAAGTACGCTGTTGCAGTAAACAGTGCAACCAGTGGTCAAGATCTGGTATTTAAGGCACTGGGTATTAAGGATTGTGATATTATCAATCCCACCATTTCTTTTATGACAACTGCTGTTGTTCCTCTGTGGAATAACTGCACATCAAACATTGTTGATGTTCTTGATGATACTTTGTGCCTGGATCCTGAGGATGTGCGTAAGCATCTGAAACCAAACACCAATGCAATCATTGCAGTAAATCATGCTGGAACTCCTGCACCGATTGATGAGATCCGCAAGTTCTATGATGGTTTAATTCTGGAAGATTGTGCTCATAGTTGCTATACTCCTGGTGCTGGAACCAAAGGTGATGTTGCCGTTTGGTCTTTCCAGGCAGTGAAGACGATGCCTTGTGGTGATGGTGGAATGATCACTACCAATGATAAGGAACTGTATGAGAAACTGATTCCGATGACCTGGTTGGGTATCACCAGTACATATTCCCGTGTTCGTAAAGATGATGGACTGACTGGTAAGCCTGGTTATTCTTGGGATTATGAGGTTGATGTTCTTGGTTACAAGTGCTATATGATCGATCTCTCTGCTGCTATTTGTTTGGAGCAGATGAAGAAACTTCCCAAGAATCTTGAGTGGAGGCGTCACATTCAGAAGTGCTATAACGAAGGTCTTGATGGTCTGATTCGTACTCCTGCTCATAGTGAAACTGTTCAGTATTACTGTGCTCGTGTTCCTGCTGCTGAGCGTAGTGATATGATTGATTATCTTGCTGATAAGAAAATTCATACCAGTGTTCACTTTAAACCACTGCATAAGTACAGTATTGTGAAACAGGACCGTGATTATGCTGTTGCAGATCGTGAGTGGAGGAAACTATTGAGTCTTCCCTGCCATCCTGGTATGACTCAGGAAGATATTGATTATGTGATTTATTGGGTGAAGGAGTATTACGGTGAGCGTCGTATTTCTTCTTATGATGGTAAGACTGCCATCTATCATGGTGTTGCTGTAACTGAGGACTGATATGTATTTGGATCTTTATAAAATCGAGGAATCTACGAATCTAGATACTCATCCCTGCTTCAGTAACTCTGAAACTTTTCCTGAGTTTCAGACTGAACTTGAGAACTTTAAGAACCTTCTCATCGAACTTGTAGATAAGGGAGCATCAACTACATTCTATAAGTTTGGTGATGGTGATTATTTCTTCCTGAAAAAAGAGGGTGTTGGTAGTGCTTCTCCTGGCCGTCGTGCTCTGAGTAAAGGGTACAATCAGATTGATCATCAGGCATTCGTAGAAGGCGCTACACAGTGTGATTACTACACTTGTGAAATTTACCCCGAGAATCGTGAACGCTTTAGTGAGGTTCTTCCAGGCATCAATATTGATTTTCCTGCTGAATATGGTTACGGTCTGGTTGCTAATAAGTGGTTACTTAAAACCTTTGCAGGAAAGATCGGTTTGATTGGTGCAGATCGTAAGATGAACATTATTGAGAATCTGATGGAAGCACCTCAGTATCAAGAGTATCTTGGTCTTGAGAAGTTTGAGGATTATATTTCTCTTCCTCAACTATTTGCTTGCGATGATATTGATGCTACTGAGAAGATGGTTGGTGAGCAACTGATCAACTCTACATCTAAGATTTTCCTCATGGGAATGGGTCACGTGAAGTCTGGACTGATTCATCGCCTCAAGAACTATACGGATGCAGTATTCCTGGACGTTGGATCATCGATTGATGCTCTTGCTGGAATTATTGATATTAATCGTCCTTATTTTGGTGAGTGGACCAACTACCAGATTGATGAAAAACCTTTATATGAAGGTGTAGATTATCTTGCTTATGAGGGCAAAGGAAACCATATTTTACTAGAAAGAGAATGATCGAAGAATTTTATCAACAAAACTTATCTTGGAATGAAAGAATTTCAGATGTAATCGGGAAAACTCATTCTGTTCTTGATCCTTACATTCTTGAGCGCAATCCTCCACTTGCTTTTAAGGAGGATGGAAAAATTGATATTGATATTATGTATCCTCCTGAGTTAGAACTTAGGGAGGATTCTTCTCCTTATGATGAGTTTTATAAATGCATTCTCTCCACATTTAATATGGATGAGATTGATACTTTTTGTGACATTGGGTGTTCGACTGGTCATCTTGTCTATAATATGTTAGACTGTGCAGATGCTTGTGGTATCGAGTACTTCGAATATCAAAAGGAAAATGCAGATGATGAAGTTAAAGAATGTATCAACATTTTTGACATTCGTGATCGATTTGAGGAAGACCTAAAATTTGATCTAGTAAATTGCACTGAAGTTGCTGAGCACGTTGATCCTAAGTATCTTGATATTTTTCTTGATAATCTAAAAAAGATGACAGGAAAATATCTTATTCTTACTTGGAGTAGCACTTATCCGCCTCAAGATGCTCCTCCACAGCACATTAGTCCACTTCCTACATATGATGTAGAAAAACTAATGAACGCTTGGGGATTCGAACTAGATAGAGAGAAAACAGATGCGTTTCTAAGACAATCTTATTCTTATAAAAAGTTTTATTTTTGGTGGCGTGAAAGCTTGACGATTTGGAGATTAAAATGATTCTAGATAAAAACAAAACCTATCTTGTGACTGGCGGCGCAGGATTTTTAGGTCAAGAACTTATTGCCAGACTTGAGGCAGCAGGTTGCACTAATGTTGTAACGATCTCAAGGAACGAGGGAAAATTAGTTGCTCTGAAAGAGAAGTTTCCTTTTGTTAAAATCATTCCTGGAGATATTGCAGATCCTTATTGTGCTGAGAAAGCAGTGCAGGGTGTTGATGCAATCTTCCATCTTGCTGCTTTTAAGCACGTTGGTTTGGCAGAACAGAATGTGCGAGAGTGTGTTCTTGGGAATGTTACTGGAACAATGAATATTCTGGAACTGACTCGTAAGTATCCTATCGAGTTTATTCTTGGTATCAGTACTGATAAGGCAGCACAAGTGAGTGGAGTTTATGGTGCTAGTAAACTTCTTCACGAACGTCTGTTTACTGATTATGAAAAGATGAATCCTGGTACAAAGTATAGAACTGTTCGTTACGGTAATGTTCTCTACTCGACTGGTTCGGTTCTTTGCAAATGGAAAGATCGCCTTCAGAATGACGAGGAAGTAATTATTACTGACTCTGAAGCAACTCGCTTTTATTGGACAGTTGATCAGGCAATTGATCTTATCTTTGATTGTTTAAACAATGCTGAAGATTCCAAACCTTATGTTCCTGAGATGAAGTCAATGTCAGTTGGTAATCTTTTGGAAGCAATGATTCGTAAGTATCATCCAGACGGTAAGTCTCATAAAGTTAAAACAATTGGATTGCAACCTGGAGAAAATTTACATGAGGTAATTGTAGAAGATGGTCCAAATTCATCTGAAGTAGAACGATTCACCATTGAGGAGATTATGGAGTTAGTATGAAAACCATACTAGTTGGATATGAAGGCAGTAAGAAGATTCTTGCTGCCAGTTCTTATTTGCTCAACAAGTATATGCCAGGTGAGTTTGATTTTTTCTTTCTTAATTATGGTGACTATACTGGAGAATTAGTTACTGGAACTTATATTCCCTTAGATGTTGAGCAGAGAGGTGGATCAGAATCTTGGTCTAAGTATTTGATTGAGTATTTGTCAAAAGTTACAGATGATTTTATCATCTTTGGTCTTGATGATTATCTTTTAAGTAATTTTATAGATTATGATCCTTATTTCGATCTGATTGATTATATGTCAGATGATTACTCTATTGGTGCTGCAAAGATGGGGATTAGTCCATCATATAGAGTTTCGGATTATGAAATGTTGGATGATCATGTATACATGCTTAAAAAAGATGCAAATTATTCCGCTACAACTCAACTTTGTATTTGGAGACGTCAATTTTTGATTGATGTTCTTTCTAGGGTTGGAAATCCATGGCAGTTTGAGTTAATGGGTTCTGATTATATTAAAGGAACTGGAGCAAGAATTATTGGTTCTCTTAAAATGCCATTAAAATATCCTGAACCATCTTCAATTTCTTCCAGACATCCTGGTAAAATTTCGGTTTTTGGAAATCGAATAAGTGATATTGAGGAATGTATTAAACGTGGATATTTAAATGAAAGAGATCTTATAATGGGACAATGGATTGGATTAACTAAAACTTATTCTGAGTGTAAATCAAATCCCTACCACTCCTTAGAGGCATGTCCAGATACTGAAGTAGAATACTATAAAATGCTCCTTGATACCTGTCTTTCATGAAAAATATTACTGTTGCAATTCCTTTTTATAATAGTATTGATTATCTAGAAGATGCGATTCGTATTCCTTTGTTTGATGATCGCGTTGATGAAATTTTAATTTGTGATGATAGATCTTCCGATGATCAATATTATGCTCTATTGGAATTCATTTCTAGATTGTTAAATGGATATAAAATTAGTTATGATCCTAACTTTCGTCTAATGTCTGATTATAATCAGGAAGATTATATTGATCAAACACTCAGACATACTACAGAAGTTCCAGAAGGTATTCATGGTGCAGCTGCATCAATTTACCTACTAACTTGTAAAGATGTTAGTGAGCAATCTAAAAAAATTAAAGTCATTAGGAACAAAAAAAATCTAGGGGGATTTAGAAACAAATATAAAGTAGTTAAATCATCGAAAAATGAATGGGTATATCTTTTAGATAGTGATAACTTTTTAGTTGATGGTAGTATATCTGCTCTTTATAATACTCCTGAGTGGGATGATAAAACATGTTATTGCCCTAGTGTTCCAATTATGGAAAGAAAGCAGGGATATCGTGCTTGGGATGATTGGAATCATCGTCGTTTTGGATATGAACCATTTGATTTGGGGGGAGTACAAGAATTTTTTAAATTGGAAGAAAAACTTTCCAAACAAGTTGGATGTGGATTGGGTGTGAATGGTCTTCTAAACACGGGAAACTTTTTTGTAAACAGAGATAATTACATATCATCTTTAAAATCTGCAATTGAGAATCCAGTAGTAGAACCACATGCTGCTGATGTTATCGCTTTTTCCTATTATTGGTTAACAGATAACGGAAAATTTCAGATTCTTCCAAGTCTTTATTATTTTCATCGTATTAGGGATGATAGTTTTTGGAATACTACTGGACATGTTGCAGGAGTTGCGTCACAAATGTATGAGGAGATGATTAAAAATGAGAATGCTTGATGTTCCTCAGGTTTTTATGCCTGAGATGAATATGATTTATCCCCCACATCAGGGGAATAATCCACTTATCGAAAAACATTGTTACAATTTTTTTAGTCAGAATTTGGAAAATATTGATAGTGATTACATCTACCTACCAATTCAGTGGACAGCATTTCATCTACTGAATGGTTATGGGCAAAATGTGAGACCTTTGGTTGATTATTATGCTCAAGTTATAGAGCAACTTCCCAACGAGAAGTTTTTCACTGTTGTTCAGTATGATGGTGGAACTTTAGTAGAACTTAAAAATTGTAGAGTGTTTGCTGCCTCTGGAAAATTTAGTTCTCCGATTGGTGAAAATTCAGTGTATGAACCAATTCCACTTCTTTGTGATCCTCATCCTCAAATTGAGAATGGGGATAAGCAGTATAAAGTTGTTTTCTGTGGAAGAAGAACTCACGAACTTCGTGAAAAAATGTTCGACGTTCTTGGGAGTGTGGAAGGATATAACCTTTATGATACTTCTTCGGCATCTATTTCTCAGGAAGATGTTGATACGTTTAGAACTCTCTTAAGTGATTCTATTTTTGGTTTGTGCCCACGTGGGTATGGTCCAGCATCGTTTAGATTCTATGAAACGATTCAGATGGGATGTATCCCCATTTATATTAGCGATGAGTTTTGGTTACCTTTTAAAGATTATATTAATTGGAATAAACTATGTCTAATGATTTCTCCAGATCAAATACATCATATTCCTGCAAAGGTTGATCAACTCATAGAGAGTGGTGAGTACAAAGATATGCTAGAATATGGGCAGTACTGCTACAATAACCACCTCTCTTGGGATGGTGCTGTTAATACTATTGGTAAAATTATTTCGAAATAATGAAAGTCGCTTTAATTACTGGAATTACAGGTCAAGATGGTTCTTATCTTGCTGAACTTCTTTTGGAAAAGGGATATGAAGTTCATGGAATTGTGAGACGTTCTTCTTTGATCAATACGCATCGTATTGATCATTTATATCAAAGTGTTAAGTTACATTACGGGGATTTAACAGACTCGACTAATATAGTGAGAGTCATACAAAAAGTCCAACCCGATGAAATTTATAATCTTGGTGCTCAGAGTCATGTCAAAGTATCCTTTGAGATGCCTGAATACACTGCTGATGTGGATGGTGTGGGAACTCTTCGTATTCTTGAGGCAGTGCGTCTCTTGGGTATGGAGGATCGTGTCCGTATCTATCAAGCATCTACCAGTGAACTTTACGGTCTGGTTCAGGAAACTCCTCAATCAGAAACAACTCCGTTCTATCCTCGTTCCCCTTATGGTTGTGCCAAACTTTATGGATATTGGATAACCAAAAACTATCGTGAAGCATATGGAATGTATGCCTGCACTGGCATCTTGTTTAACCATGAATCACCGAGACGTGGTGAAACATTCGTAACAAGAAAGATCACACAAGGACTTTCTAAAATTTCTTCTGGTATGCAGGATTGTTTGTATCTTGGTAATCTTGATGCTATGAGAGATTGGGGACATGCAAAAGACTACGTTGAGGCAATGTGGTTAATGCTTCAGCAAGACGAACCAGATGATTTTGTTATCGCTACTGGTGAGCAGTATTCTGTTCGGCATTTTATTGAGAAGGCAGCACCTTATTTTGGAATGAAAATTGAGTGGATTGGTGAAGGACTTAATGAAGTTGGTTTTGATTGGAATACTAAAAGACCGATTATTAAAGTTGATTCCAAATACTTTAGACCTGCTGAAGTGGAAAGTCTACTAGGTGATGCAACTAAGGCAAAGGAAAAACTTGGTTGGGAACCCAAAATTACTTTTGATCAATTAATTGAGGATATGTGCATTTATGGACAGTAATAGTAAGATTTTAGTTGCTGGTGCCAAAGGAATGGTTGGATCAGCTATTGTTAGAAAATTAAAAGAAAAAGGATATAATAATATCGTTGCTGGAACTCGTGATTGGGTTGATTTTACAAATTCTAGAGAAACTAAAGGTTTCTTTAGTGGAGTAAAACCTGATTATGTGTTTGTTGCCGCTGCTAAAGTTGGTGGCATTATGGCAAATAGTAAGTATAAGGCAGATTTTCTTTATGAAAATTTGATGATCCAGAACAATATCATCCATAATTCTTATTATTTTGGAGTCAAGAAACTTCTGTTTCTTGGTTCTTCCTGCATCTACCCAAAGTTTGCTACTCAACCGATTACTGAAGATCAGTTGATGACTGGTGCTCTGGAACCAACGAATGATGCCTATGCGATTGCCAAGATCGCTGGCATTATGATGTGCCAAGCATACAGGCAGCAGCACGGGTTTAATGCCATCTCATTGATGCCTACAAACCTTTATGGTCCTAATGATAATTTTGATCTGGAAACATCGCATGTTCTTCCAGCAATGATTGCTAAGTTTCATGCTGCTCTAAATCATAGTGAACATTGGGAAGTAAAACTCTGGGGTGATGGTTCTGCAATGCGTGAGTTCTTACATGTTGATGATCTTGCAGAAGCATGTTATACTTGTATGCAGAACTATGATGATTCTGAACATATAAATGTTGGCACTGGTGAAGATGTGACTATTAAGGAACTTGCTGAAACTATTGCTGATGTTGTTGGATATGATCGGTATATTAATTGGGATGCTACAAAACCAAATGGTACTCCTAGAAAAGTTCTAAATGTAGATAAAATTAAGTCACTTGGGTGGGAACCCAAAATCAGTCTTCGTGAGGGGATTGAGAAAACTTACGAATGGTATAAGAAAAATGCTCTCGTTTAATAATATTGGAAATCTTGGCAGACTTGCTAACCAAATGTTTCAGTATGCCTCACTTAAAGGTATTGCAAGACATCGTGGGTATGATTTTTCTATTCCCCCTCGTGAAGTTTTTGGGCAAAATGATGGGAATGTAAAAAATTCTGATGTGATTCTTTATGATGTTTTTTCTATTGAGAAAACAAATAATGTTCAGTTGATGCAAAATCCTGTTCTTCAGGAAAGAATACATATCTTTGATAGTGAACTTTTTATTAATTGTCCTGATAATGTAGATCTCTTTGGTTATTATCAAACTGAAAAGTATTTTAAACATATTGAGGACGAGATTCGTAAAGATTTTACTTTTCGTGCAGATGTAATGAAAGATTGTCGCAAATGTTTTGTTGACAATTTTAATACATCTGAAGTTATTTCTCTTCATATTCGTAGAGGAGATTATGTAACTAATCCTAACCATCCTGTGCAAACAATTGAGTATTATCAGCAGGCATTGGATAAAATGCCTAAAGATCTTCCAGTGATCGTGTTTTCTGATGATACTGATTGGTGTAAGAATCATGAATTTTTTGCTCCAGACAGATATTTCATTTCTGAAAATAATGGAACTGAAGTTGATTTGTGTTTGATGACTTTGGCAAACTATCACATTATTGCTAACTCATCATTCTCTTGGTGGGGTGCTTGGTTAGGTAAGAGTAAAAAAACTATCGGACCTAGAAATTGGTTTGGTGGTGACTGTGTAAATAAGAGTATCGATGATGTTGTTTTTGACAATTTTGAATTCCTATGAAAATTTGTATTTTAACTATCGCAACAAATAAGTACATTGATTTTGTTGAGAGACTTTTGGAAAATGTCGAAGAAAATTTTCTAAATGGGCATGAGATTAGTTGCCTCCTCTTTACAAACCATGATGTCGAAACTTCTGAGAACGTAAGAGTTTGTCAAATTGATCATGAACCTTGGCCGATGCCAACACTCAAAAGGTTTAATTATTTTGTAAAAGAAAAAGATTGGATTCTGGAACACGATTATTGTTACTATCTTGATGTTGATATGGCAATAGTTAGTAAAGTTGGTGATGAGATCTTGAGTGATCTTGTTGCAACAATGCATCCATATCAATCTTTCTATCCAAAAGAACAAAGATCATACGATAGAAATCCAAAATCACTTGCATACGTTGCTCCTGGTGAAGAACCAGAGAACTATTATGCAGGTGGTTTTAATGGTGGGTCAACAAAACGCTTTATGGAAATGGCAGAAGTTCTCGCTGATCGAGTTACTAAAGATCTTGAGAATGATGTTATTGCTTTGTGGCACGATGAGTCACAGATGAATCGTTATCTGATTGATAATCCACCAAGTTTAAGTTTGACTCCTTCTTATTGTTATGCTGAGGAGTTTATGCAAAATGTTGACTACCCATTTAATCCCATAATCGTTGCTTTGAAGAAGAATCACAATGCACTTAGAGGTCAAAAAGATCCCCGCAGTTTACATTAATCTTGCTGGGGATACTGAAAAAAATGAAAGAATGCAAACTATGCTGTCCGAACTTGGTTTCGAAACCATTATTCGGGTAGAGGGTTTTGTATTTCCTGATGCACATTTGGCAGGATGTTCTTTATCTCATTTCACTGCACTTGATGAGATAGATCCTCCTTTTATTGTGTTTGAGGATGATTGTGTAGTCAAAAACTTTCGCTCAGAAATTGAGATTCCTGATGATGCTGATGCATTGTATCTTGGAATTTCTTCTTGGGGAAGAATGAACGCACATTCAGGACCTTTTGTTCAGTATGAAAATGTAGACTCAGATCTTCTAAGAGTTTATAATATGTTAGGTGCTCACGCTATTCTTTATATTAGTCCTGAGTATTCTTCTCTTTGTAAAAAGATCGCATTTCATGGGTATGAAATTGCAGATCATCAGGACATTGGATTTGCAGAAGTGCAAAAGTATTACAATGTATATGCTTTTGATGATCCTATGTTCTACCAAACAAGTTCGAATGGGACTGATCAACCTTTGACTTCTTATCCAACTCACGAACTTTTTCAACCACACAAAAATTTTTGGAAACCATTGAGGATATATTGATGAAATGTTTAGTTACTGGCGGTGCAGGATTTATTGGATCGAATCTTGTAGATAGACTTCTAGAATTGGGATCTGAAGTTACTGTAATTGATAATGAGTATTCTGACGCTCATGATCAGTTTTATTGGAATGATAAAGCACAAAATTACAAGTATGATATTCGGGATTATCAGAACACTCGTCCTCTCTATGATGGGGTAGATTATGTGTTTCATTTTGCTGCAGAAGCACGTATCCAACCTGCCATCGAAAATCCAGTTGAGGCAGTAAGTATTAACTCCGTTGGTACTTGTACAGTTCTCCAGTGTTCTCGTGAAGCAGGAGTTAAAAAAGTGATGTATTCTTCTACTTCTTCTGCATATGGTAAGAATAATCCTCCCAACATTGAGACACAACCAGATGATTGTCTGAATCCTTATTCAGTTTCTAAAGTGAATGGTGAAAAACTTTGTAGAATGTATACTGAATTGTATGGATTGAGAACTGTTATCTTTAGATATTTTAATGTTTATGGTGAGCGTCAACCTCTTAGGGGGCAGTATGCTCCCGTGAT